TTGGGCCAGAACTTCCACCCATGCCAAGTGCATTAGCAAGAGCAGCATTTGGATTCTGTATATCAACAGACCCAACAGTCGGTGCGCTTTCGTCACCGTAATGCTTCATGTTATAAGCAGTACGTTGTTCTGGTGTAGCACCACCATAATAGAATGGGTCTTCGTTTATAAGGTTAGTTGAGTATAGTTCGCTAGCCCGTTCACGACGGTCTGCGCTAGAACCATAATCGCTAAGTGTCTGTTTTGGCTGAAACTGTCTTGTTGGTGTTGGCCAAACACTTACACCGGGTGCAGTAGCAACAATCTTATTGCCCTGCTGATTAGTCCCTCTATCTGCTGCCATATTAAACCCCCGCTCTCATTCTCATTAATTCCAAAGCATCTTGTTCTATTTGTGAAGCCTTATTGCTTTCAAGATTTGCCAAATCAGATTGATACTGTGCTTCTCTCTGCCTATTGCTAAAACCAAATTGTTGGTTTTGTTCATCCAATGACCGCTGGTAATCAGCAGTTTGGCGAGTTTGATTCTTTCCAAAATCAGCCATTGCTTTTCTAAAAGCACCGGAACGAACATTTGGTCCTTGTAGTCCACGACGACCAAACGACGCAACCAAAGGTTGCTGTTGTTTCTGATAACCTTCACGAAGGTCTTGCAAACCACGTGCTCCACGTTGGTTTGAAATAAAATTAGCATAAGCCTGCATTGCGCCAGTTGCAGAATAGTTATCCATCAAACCACGACGTTGCTGTTCAAAAAGTGCTGGATTATAAGCCATTATCGGTTCGCACTCCTTCTTGGTGATTCATCTTGCATGTTCTTCATGTCCTGTAATTCTTTTCTTAGTTTAGTTATTTCATTAATTAAAGTAAAAGTGATTTCACGAATTGCCACAGCATCAGTTGACTTCAAAGCATTGATTGCTGGAACAACAATGTATTCCATTATCCAAACACCTGCCCCGATAATACAATCTGGTCATTTTCCGCCAAAGCAGGAAGAACAGTCACAGAATCCAACTTCACATACGTGACTGTTCCGTCACTAATCTTTGTTGTTGTTACAGCGCTAGTAGCAAGTTTCGTATTGGTAATTGCGGAAGAGTCAATGTTTGTACCATCGGACAAACCATCAACATATGCCTTAACAGCATTAAAGTTTGCGTTAGCCTCTGACGCTTCAGCAATCGCTCCGCTAACAAAACTGTGTGGAATAGTAATAGCCATTATCCAGTAACCTTTCGTGTATTAAATTTATATGCAATACTGTCAATTCCCCAGTACAAACCAACAGGACCAGTAAACAGCAATTGAACAGAACGTGCTAAACCGAGATTTGAACCACGAAGAACCTGTGCACCAGCAGCAGCAACACCCCATTCACCAACTCCCCAACGACCCTCACCCCAAAGCATTCCGCTAGCAGAGGCATCGAGTTGAATGTTGAATGTTTTTCTTTCGTTTCCAACTGCTTCTTCAAAGTTGTGAAACACTTTCACATTAATGGTGCGTGATGTGTCAACCTGCTTAACAACAATGTCTGGTCTACGCCACATCTTCTTCATTGAGTAAGAACGACCATCAACCCAGCCAGTTCTGTAGTATGAAGCAAAGTTTGTTTCAACTCCAGCCAATAAATCTTTTTCTTCAGAGTAAACATCAACCCTAAGAACACGTGGAATATTTGGGTGAATCATATAAGGGTCTGATTGACCAGACGAATTAGTCCAGTCTGTTCCACCAATCGGTGCATAACCATCAGCAATCTGAAAAGCAGTCCATGAACCATCATTAATGGTTGGGTCATAAACAAAACACATCGAAGGATAATCAACTGATGTAGTTCTAGAAAATGGCATTGACAGCCAAACACGTTCACCAGAATACGAAACATGTATATGCTCGTCTTGTGTGGGGTTAATGTATCCCTCTGGATACATTGACTTCAAATTAGAAAACACATCAATTAACTGCGTTCCATTATAGAAATACAATCCCTGTGGATGTGAAAAGAAATAAACACCATCAGGAGCCACGGCAATATGTTCGTGTCTCAATGCACCAAGTTGTGGCGATAATTGAACAACCTGAAAGTCTTGAAAGTTGTAACCATAAACAATATAAACAGCAGTTGGCTTAAAGACAACAAGTTGACCAGCCACAACAGCCAAGGCTGTTATGCCTTCTCCGCCACCCTCAAAATCAATATACGAGTCTTCATCCCAGTTATCAGGAATTGATTCCAGGGACCAACGAACACGGTTGGGGAAAGCCACACTATCCTCGATGGTGTTAGCAACAACCATTTTATTTGCATGAATCGCAATATGTTCTGCGGTAGGCATCTTGTGGGCGTCGCCATTTGCTGTTGGCTGCCAAGCATGGGGAGCAACGCCAGAAGCAGTAAGTGCAGTTGCGTAAGTATCTGTTGTCATCCATGAATAACCACCGCTACCTGTGGTACCGGTGGTCATGTACAAAGTCTTGCCCCAAGTGGTCATACAAGAACCATGTAAGGCTCCTGCGACCACATCATTACCAGCAGAGTATTGCAGGGATGTAAAGTCACCACCGGTTGACTTCAGAACCTTTGTTCCATTAGCCAACATTAAATGTGGTGTTGCACCAGCAAATGAATACAACTTATGTGGTGCCCAGGTTCCAGTAATTGCTGTCTCGTTAATTTCACGCATAGCACCACGAGCAAACAAACCACCACGAGGGTCAACCTCGACATTTAACATGTCGGGTGACTCGTTCCGCTTTAACTGGAATTGGTCGGCCCTAAGGTTTAGACCACCAGTAAAGTCGTCGTAGCGTTCAACGGATACATTGCTCATTGGCCAATAGTCGCTCCAAGCGTCTGCAACCAACGACGCATAGTTGGATACTGACGACCACCAGACATGATTACAGGCTGTGCGCTCGATGCCTTCATCAAGTCACGACGTGCAAGACCAACGCCTTGCTCAAATGAATTCAAATGCATCTGTGCTAACTGTGCATCTTCCTGCCTTTGGTAAACCCTACCCAACACAAAATATGGGAGCAAAGCATGGAACCACTCATCGAGGTCAATCATTTCATCTGTGTCGGTCAACCAGGTGTAAACAGGATTCCTATAAGCACGAACTGTAATTGGGTAAACAGCATCTGGCTTAGCCCACAGTTGAATCTTCTTATCCCAGAATGAGTAAAAATACGGCCTAGATGGAACATCCGTATTGCCAAGCCAAATCTCTTCAGCATTGTCATAAGGAATCAATGTCAAACGTGCACCAGATGAGCTGGTGTCAAGAACTGAAATGATTTCACGAATATCTCCGATTGTAGATATTGTGTATTCACGCTGACCAGCTACAGTATTAAAGTTATAACTTTCCTGTAGATATGGCCAACGGCGTTCCAACGCATAAATACGTTGAAAGCCTTCACGGGCAAACTGGTCAACGACAACATCCGGCAAGTCTTCTTCGTCAAGGTCTGCCATTGAACGAACCTGTGTGCGTAGAGTATTTAGACTAATCATTTAGCCTGCCCTTGTGACCTTAGATGTCCGATGCAATAATCCGTACCCCGTGCCTTAGGACCCTCACAAGTGTCCTCATTGGCAATACAGCGGTTGCGACCAATGTATGGCGCAGATGGAGCAGCAATCTTTGCTCCTGCTGTCGGGGCTAGGCGGATGCCAGATACTGGCTGTCCGTAATAAGATTGGGCTTGTACGGCGTTTTTCATATACAACTAGCCCGATTTGTTACATATCCCCCACCACAGAAGAAGTCTGTGGTGAGGGAATGTAGATTTATTTAGTATCCACCTCGTGAACGATTTATTTCGTCCCTGCGACGCTTTGCGGCGCCTACTTTTTCGGCATTACGGATTGCTTGTGACTTTGAAGCAACCTTGCTCTTTGAAGGAGCAACACGCTTTTCCTTCATACTTCCTGCAGGATTACGTGTCTTGCTTCCGGACTTATATCCATCAGCACGACTCATCATCATTGAACTCGGTCCAGCAGTAGTCTTGGTCTTTCTAACCATTTTACGCTCTCCACGAGCACCCTTCTTGTCGTCCACAGAAGTGGCATAATAAGCAGTACGTGCCTGCTTCTTGGTTGCTGGACGGTCAGCCGACTTGGTGTTTTGCTTTAGGTACTTCTCAACAAACTTTGCACGATTTGGGTCGTTCTTTTTTCCGCCTGTTTTGTTGTAACCTCTTGGATTACCTGATTTCTTGCTTGCCATGGGTGACACTCCGTTGTCTAGAATTTTGTAATACTTTGGCATTTCATCTCCTTTTGAAATAGGGGAGTGGGTTTCTGCCCACTCCCCCGATTCAATTACTTGCGGTAGATACTTACCGTATCGGCTGCGGTGAAAACACCAACAAACGAAGCGGAAGATGCTGCTGCAACAACTGCTGAACCAACGAGAGTAACTCCCGATGCACCAGCGGTAAGGGT